CTGGGCCGAGAACCTGCCGGCGCAGTACCAGTCCAGCAACGTGCCCAACGTCGCCGAGGTGAAGACGCGGCGCGATTATTATCGGATGGACTGGCCGCTGAAGACCCGCGCCTACGAGTTCGGCGTCTATGCCGAGGAAGTGCTGGCGGTCTATGCGCCGTTTGCCATGGGCGTAATCGGCAATATCGCCAACGGCTGATCGGCCGACAGTCTTGTTGCGTCAGTCAGGTCACCAGGCGGAGACGCCTGGTGACCCCTCCGGCGATCGATTCGGCGATGCGTGAGGGGAAGGTTTTCGGCATCGCCCCGATCGTGCGTTCAAGGGCGGAGGGAATGGTGGAGGACAGGCCGGCGAAGATTGTATCGACATCGACCTTGGACAGACCCGCTTTGTCCGCCGTTTGGTAATAGTGGCGGGGGGCGATGCTGTTCACGGTGTAGTGCCTGCTGTCGCCTGCCGCCATTGCCAACTTGAATCCGTTCAAGCGGATTTGCTTCCTGTCGACGTTCGGCTGTGCCGACAGAACGTCGTAAAAGGGCGCAAGGGCGAACGTGCCACCCACCGCCAACTGGATGCTGAAATTCTTGGCGTGACCGTCGGTGGCGCCCAGAAGCCAGAAAAGTATCTGGGCGGTGAGAAGGCACTTTCGATCGCTGTCCGGTTTATCGCTCGCGTTCAACAGCGTCAGGATCGAATGAATGCCGGGGCCGCCTTCATTCTCGTATTTCCGCGCCCAGGGCACGCCCATCGCCTGGCACATATCCTCCTGCGGGCGGCGTATCAGCCGTTCGTTGAACCAGATCCGGTCGAAACGCTCGACGACCAGGACGCGGGTCTTGCCGAATGTCTCGATTTCGCTACGAGCGGCCGGAAGGCCGATCTGTGCCAGGAAGGTCAGGCAGAAATGTTCGTTCTCAACGCTCTCCCTCAAATCCATGCCGTTGGGCAGCAACCCGATCGCAGGTTTCAGTATATGCGTCGTCGGCGTCGCGCCCTGCGGAACCTCCCAGCGGCCATTGCGCCGGAGCAGCGCGGTCTTTTCCTGCACGCCGGCGATCGAGACACGGAACTCGGTTTCTACGCCGGTACCCAGCGGCGCGCGACCGAGATTGCGAATGATCGCCTCGATGTCTTTGTCGGAGATCGGATGGCCGTCGACTGCCGTTGCGTCGCCGGGTTCGGCGTTCTCGGGAACGAACTGGAGTGCGCCGACGCAGTCGCGGCCGATGGCGGCCAGCAGGTTGAAGGCGTCGGTCCCTTCCGCGCCCATCCGCTCGGCAACATCACGCCGGATATCGATATTGTCGGGTAAAAGATTATCGAAGACCGTGCCGACCAATTCGCCGGAGTAACGCTCCTCACGCAGCGGCATCGATAGCGATACCGGCATCGTGTTCTGCCACGCGAGCCACGTTGGATCGTACTGAAAATCGATGGCGCCGTTTGTCTCCCGCGACAACCGGCCGACCTTTCGGTTGTTCATCCAAACGGTCAGGGCATGGCGTTTCCTCGCCATCAGAAAATATCTTCGATTTTCGGTCCAACCGTGCGGTCGCGGACAACCAATTCGAGATCGAGGGCGGCCAGCACGGCGAATAGCGTGCTCAGCCTTGCATTGCTGTCGCCGGCCTCGAGCTCGGAGATGGTCGCCTGGCGCAAGCCTGTGCGCTCGCAAAGCTGATGCTGGGAAAGCTTCAATAATTTACGGCGCCGGCGGACGGCGTTGCCGATCTGGTCGATGCTGCGGGCGAGCTGTTCCAAACTGGATACTCCTTTCCGCCTATATATACGGTTATCCGTATAAAATAGCAATATACGGAATAGCGTATAAATCCGTTTTATACGGATAATCGTATAATCCACAAATATACGCCATATCGTATAATTTCCAATCCACGGAGGCCCGCATGGCCCAAGGCGATCTCGTGTCCCTGGCGGACGTCAAAGCCTATCTGGGCGGCGATCTGCAATCCAATGACGATGCCGTGTTGAGCCGGCTGATTTCGGCGGCCAGCACGTTTTTCGTCACCGCCTGCGCACGGCCGATCCTCGCGCATAGCTACAGTGAGTTCTATGACGGCAAAGGCAATGGGCGGCTCTATCTGCGGCAGACACCGGTGATGGGAGTTACCTCGCTGAGCATCGACGAGGCGGTCGTGCCGCAAGCCATGGCGCCGGGTGAACCGGGATGGCGGCTGAACGGCAATATCGTGCTGCTGTTCGGCCATTGGTTCGCGCGCGGGCTGGTCAATGTCGCGGTGACCTATACCGCCGGCTACCCGACCGCGCCGGCCGATGTCGCCGAGGCGGTGATGGAGCTGGTGGGCCTGCGCTATCGCGGCCGCGACCGGCTGGGCAAGGTCACCGAGAGCATCGGAGGGATGGCGACGACATCCTATACACAGCGCGATGTCAGCCCCTTCGTCGCCAGCGTGATCGCCCGCTATACGCGGGTGAACCTGGCATGATCGGCGCGACATTGAACGCGGACGCCGCGATGGCCGGGCTTGCCGCCCTGCGCGACAAAGCGGACGGCGCATTGCGCGGGGCCGCCGCCGATCTCGTCGCCCGGCTGCGCGACCGCGTCGACGCCAACCTATCGGGCGGCATCCTGAATGCGCGGACCGGCACGCTGCGCGCCTCGCTGGCGGCGGGGCTGGCCCAAGGCGGCGGGATCGTGGCGACCGTCACCGTCAGCGCGCCCTATGCCGCGTTCCAGGAATATGGCTTCAGCAGCGGCGAGAGCGTGCGCGCCCATCTGCGCCTGCAGGCCCAAGCCTTCGGCAAACCGATCCGACCGGTGGCGGCGCGGGTGCGGGCCTACACACGGCAGGTCGATTACCCCGCCCATTCCTATCTGCGCGGGGCGCTGACCGACCTGTCGGCGGAGATCTTCGGCGGCATCGATAGGGCCGTCGCGGAGGCGCTGTCATGAGTCGCGAAGCGATCCAGGCGGCCCTGTTCGCCCATCTGACCGGCACTGACTGCGGCTTGGCCGACATCAAGATCGCCAGCCGGCGGCTGAAGTCGCCGCAGGATGTCGGCGCCGGCAACTGCCCGGCTCTGTTCCAGATCTATAAGGGCGAGACGGTCGAATGGAGCGGGATGCAGCCGCTGAAGCGGGTGATGCATCTCGACCTCGTCCTCTATGTCCATTCCGGCGACAAGAGCTTTGCGACCTCGTCGCTGCTGAACCCGATGCTGGATGCGATCGAACAATCGTTCGGCGCCGGCGATCCCGCCCGCGTGCTGACGCTGGGCGGGCTGGCGCGGCGCGTCACCATCAACGGCCGCATCGAAACCGACGAAGGGCTGCTGGGCGAATATGCCTACGCCATCGTGCCTATCGATATTCTCACCCCATGAAGGAGACATCATGACCGAATCTGTTCAGCCGGCCGCCGCCGGCCTTCCCGCCGTGCCCGCGATCGAGGCCGCCATCGACCGCTGGTTCAACGACCACATCGCCGGATCGCCGGTCGCCAAGTCGGTCGAGGCCTATAACCATCTGCGCTCGGCGCTGGGTGCGCTCAGCGCCGCCATTTCGGCGATCAAGGAGATTTGAGCATGACCCAATATGCATTCGGCGTAGGCGCGTTGATCGCGCTACGCACCGACACGGCGACGGCGACGCCGGCGCAGTTCGGCACGCTGCAGGAGGTGCAGCTGGATTTGAGCTTCACCATCAAGGAGCTGACCGGGCAGTTCCAGGCGCCGGCCGCGCTCGCCCGCGGCGGGCTGAAGATCACCGGCAAGGCGAAGGCGGCGCGGATTTCCGCGTCCAACTTCAACAACATCTTCTTCGGCCAGACACTGTCGACCGGCAACACCCTGACCCAGCTAAACGAGGCCGGCACGGTGCCGTCGAGTGGCGCGCACACCGTCACGGTCGGAAATCACGCCACCTTCGTCGCCGATCTGGGCGTCGCCTATGCCGCGAGCGGGACCATGCTGACCCTGGTCGCGAGCGCGCCCGCCACCGGGCAATACACCATCAACAGCGCGACCGGCGTCTACACGTTCAATGCCGGCGACGCGGGAGCGGCGCTGCTGTTCACCTACAGCTATACCACCACGGCGGGGGCCAGCCTGTCGCTGAGCAACCTCCTGATGGGTTCGGGCCCAACCTTCAGCCTGGTGCTGAACGAGCAGTATCAGGGCAAGCTATTGAACCTTCAGCTGAATTCCGTGATCGCGCCCAAGCTCTCGCTCGCCTTCAAGAACGAGGACTTCCTGATCCCGGAGTTCGATTTCCAGGCCTCAGCCGACCCGGCGGGCAATATCGGCAATATCTGGCTGAGCGAGTAGACCCATGGCAGATACCATCACACTCGGCGGTCGCGACTATCCGGTCGCGCCGCTGAAGTTCCGCGACCTGAAGCGGATATTGCCGCTGTTCCTGGCGCTGGGCATCGACAGCGAAGCCAAACTGGAGGCCCAGGGCGATATCGTCGCCGCGGCGATAGCCACCGCCGACCCGACCTTTACCCGGGCGGCGTTCGACGACCTGTCGCCGACCATTCCTGAGCTGCAAAACGCGGTATCGACAGTCGCGGTGCTGTCGGGCCTCGAGCGGCGGAGCCCCCTGCCGGGGGAAGCGCCGGCGGCGAGCCCTTCCGCTGGGGCGACATCTACGGCCTGATCGCCACGGCCTGCGGCTATGACTGGCCACAGATCGACGAGATGACGCTGCCTCAGTACCGGGAACTCGCCGCCTACTGGCGGAAATCTCCGCCGGTGCATCTTTTGTTCTCAAATTTGGTACGTTATAAAGGAGATGGAAATAGAACAAACGATCTTTCAGACCTGATTTCCGTCTTCGGCAAGGGAGGGGATTTTGCCAAATCTTGAAGGCTATGCACCCGGCATGGCTGCTGCGATCATGCTGGCTTGTTGCGCCATTCCGAATTTGACGAGGGCTGCGGATAACCAACCGCAAGGGGCCATGTCCGCCTCTGAAGCCCAACGATATGTCGGCCAAGACCTTTGGATCCCGCTTTCAACCCATATACCCGTCTGTCCGGAGCTTAAGACTATGGAGGGCTGCGTTCAGCGATCCGGACATTTCCGGGTCGACTCCGTGGGTCCGATCACCGATTCCCTAGTCGGGCTGCATGTCACCTTCGATGGCGCACCAGCGGGCTGGACGGCTCTGTCTCCCGACGTGCTGGATAAACTATACCGGATAAAGGCACTGGCTGTAGGCATCTATCCTTCCTTCCTCGACCATCTTGCGAAGAAGGCTGCCGACGAAAGGCGCAAGCTGCCGGGGGTCTTGATCGGCATGAATGAAGGCGAGGCCCTCGCCAGCGCCTGGGGCATTCCGCTCAGCAAGAAGACCGTGCAGTCGCGCCGAGGTCTCAGGGAAGAATGGCATTACCCCCATGGGAACGTTCTTTATTTCCATAACGGCGTCCTCGAAGGATACGAGAAATAATCACCAGGCGTCCCACCGGGCGCCGTTTTATTGGAGCCGCCATGGCCGAGAACACCATCAAAATTGGCTTCAACGTCGGCACAGATGATCTGCAGACCGCGCTGGACAAGGCGGTTCAGGACTTCAACGCAACCTGTGCCGCGATCCAGCAGACGATTTCGGGGATCGCCGCGAACGCGCAGCAGGCGGCTCCGCAGTTGATCGATTTCCAGCAGGCTTTGGACCAAGGCCCCAGCCCGTCGAAGCGCAAGGCGGAACAGGCGCAGTTCGACGATGAAGTCGCGCATGTGCAAGAGCTGCGAAGCCTCAATCAGCTCTCCGCCGACCAAGCCATCGCGGCCGAAACCCAGATCGAGAATGCAAAGTTCGCGCGGCTGAGCCAGGAAATTCAGGACGAATATAACGCCAACGCGCAAAAGCTCGGCGCCGCGCAAAAATACCAGGCCCAGCTCGATCAGCTGGAGCTTCAGCACGACGCCAAGCTGCGGCAGCTTAACGAGAAGGAAATCGCCGAGACGATGCAGGCCTGGCAGCAGATGCTGGCGCCGATCGGCAATGCCTTTTCCGCGTCGCTGTCGGGCATGATCACCGGCCAGGAGAATTTTCGCCAGGCGCTGGCCAATATCGGCAATGCCATCGTTAGCGACTTCGTCAACATGGCGGTGAAGCGCGCGACCAACTGGATCGCGTCGGAAGCGACGATGACCTCGGCCTCGCAGGCCGGGGACATCGCCCGGACGGCATCGGCGGATTCCGCCGCGGCGGCGGGAAAGGTCGCCCAGGCCGCGGCCGGCTCGGCCACGGTCTTCGGCGACGCCAACAAGGCGGCGTCGGGCGCCTACAGCGCCGTGGCCGGCATCCCCATCGTCGGCCCGATCCTGGCGCCGGCCGCGGCTGTCGCCGCCTTTGCCGCGGTGATGGCCTATGACGTGTTTTCGGCCGAGGGCGGGTTCGACATTCCCGCCGGCCTGAACCCTGTGACCCAGCTGCATGAGCGCGAGATGGTGTTGCCCGCCAGCATCGCCGAGCCGCTGCGCGCCGGCCTCGGCACCGGGAACCGGGCGGGCGGCGGCGACATCCATATCCATGCCGTCGATGCCGCCAGTTTCCAGCGGCTGCTGCTGGACAATAAGAGCGCGCTGGCCAAGGCGTTGCGCGGCGCGCACCGCGCCTTCGATCCCGCCCTGGCCTAAATCACCCGAACACAAGGAGGCGTCCATGAGCCTCGAAATCTTCCCCAGCCTTGCCGGGCTGGAATATCCGGTCGTGCGCACGCCGGTCTTCCGGACGCTGATCCAGGAGACGGCGTCGGGCGAGGAGAGCCGGGCGGCATTGCAGCTCTATCCGCGCTGGCAATGGACCCTGTCATTCAACTTCCTGCGCGACGACGCCAATAACGAGTTCCGCACGCTGCTGGCCTTTTTCCTAGCGCGGCAAGGTTCGTTCGGCAGTTTCCTGTTCGACGATGTCGATGACGACGCGGTGACCGGCCAGTCGATCGGCCTCGGCAACGGGACCAATACCGTGTTCCAGCTGCTGCGCAGCCTGAACGGCTTCACCGAGCCGGTGCTGGCCCCGAACGTGGTGACGATGAAGGTCGGCGGCGTCGCGCTCAGCGGTTCCGACTGGTCCTATTCCGGCCCCGGCCAGGTGACGCTCAACGCCGCGCCGGGACATGGTGTCGGCGTGACGGCGGACCTGACCTATTACTGGCCGGTCCGCTTCCTCGCCGACCAGTATGATTTCTCGAAATTCATGAACCGGCTGTGGGAGCAGAAAAAGCTCGATCTCATCAGTGTGAAGAGCCTTTAGATGAAAGCCGTATCCGACACGTTGCGCGCCATCCTCGGTTCCAGCCAGTTCTATATGGCGGACTGCTACAGCTTCATCCTCGCCGACGGCACCACGCTGCGCTACACGTCGGCGGAGACGGCGATCACCGATCAGGCCACAGGCCATGTCTTCGCCGCCTTCGGCCCGTTCTTCGAACGCTCCAAGGTCAAGTTCCAGACCGGCGTGCAGGTCGACGAGCTGGAAATCCAGCTCGTCGCGCGGCCCGGCGACGTCATGTTCATCGGCGGGCCGCCTTGGCTTTCGGGATTGCGCGCCGGGGTGCTGGACGGGGCCGAGGTGCAGCTCGACCGCGCCTTCATGCCGACCTTCGGCGACACCTCCGCCGGGCTGGTGACTTTGTTCTACGGCCGGGTGGTGGAGGTCGATGTCGGGCGCACCAACGCAACACTGAAGGTGAACACCCATCTGGAGCTGCTGAACCTGCAATGGCCGTGGCGGCTGTTCCAGCCCGGCTGTGCCCGCACCCTGTTCGATGCTGGCTGCACCCTGACCAAATCATCCTTCGCCATCGGCTGCAGCGTCGTCGGCGGATCGAACCTGCAGGCGCTGCATACCGATTACAGCCGCCCCAACGGCTGGGCCTCGGCGGGCACGCTGACCTTCACCTCCGGCAACCTCGACGGCCAGTCCTACGCGATCAAAGCCCAGGGCGGCGGCACACTCGCCCTGCTGGTCCCGCTGCCCTCCCTGCCGGCGCCTGGCGACACGCTGACCGTCTATCCCGGCTGCGACAAGACCAGGACCACCTGCACGACTAAATTCAACAATCTGGCCCATTTCCAGGGCCAGCCATATATCCCGATGCCGGAGGTGGCGGCCTAAAGGCCTCCGGCCCGTCAGGATTTCTGCGCCGACTTCGCTACCTTCAGCATGCGTTCCAGCAGGCGGACGCCGAAGCGAAATGAGAGCCATCCAAGGCTCTGGTCGCGGACTGAGAAGACCAGCTGCTGGGTATTTTCGTCGATGCCGAAATCGTAATGGGTGCCCTTGATCTGCTGTGACGCGGCGGCCGAGTATTCGGTGGGCGCCGGTTCGGCTGGGGTCGGCACGGGCGACGCTAACTCTGGCGCCGCCAGCCGCGGTGGTTCGGGCGGCACGGGCACGGATGGCGGGGCCTCGACCGGCGTGGCTTGAGCCGGCTCGGCCTCGACCGGCACCGGCGGCGGTTCGGGCAGCATGCGATCGCGGATCTGCGTCAGGCCGGCGGTCAGGCTGTCCACCATCTCCGCGCTGAGCACGATCCCGGCCATCAGCTTGCCGTCCTTGCCGATCCGCAGATGCATCGACTTGCGGTCGTTCTCCAGCACCATGGCGAGTTGCGGTCCCGTCTGGGCGGAGTCCGGCAGGCCGAGTTGAGGCTGATCTGGGCCAGGCAGGCTGGTCATGGCGGCTTCCTTGTTTTCGACCGATCCCACCGGGGTACGCCATGGCATCCCATCCGGCAAGCATCTCCGAACAGCGTGCCGCCGTTGTCGCCGAGGCTGTGAGCTGGCTGGGCACGCCCTATCATCACGCCGGGCGGGTCAAGGGCGCCGGGGTGGATTGCGCCATGCTGCCGGCCGAGGTCTATCGCGCGGCCGGGCTGATCCCGGATTTCCCGGTCGCCCACTATCCGCCCGATTGGCACCTGCACCGCGATGTCGAGCGCTATCTCGAAACCGTTACGCGCCATGCCATGGAAGTCGCTACGCCGACAGGGCCGGGGGACTTCCTACTCTATCGCTGGGGCCGCTGCTTCGCCCATGGCGCGATCGTCGTCAAATGGCCGCGGATCATCCATGCCGTGATTCATGTCGGCGTCGTCCTCGACGACGGCGACGTCGGGCGTCTGGCCAGCCGGCCGCGCCGATTCTTTACCCTGTGGGGGGCCTGATGTTCGGAACCGGCGACACCCAGGCGCAGACCCAGACGGTGGCGTCGGGCGTCAATATCCAGAGCTCCTGCTATGGCAGCGTGGTTCCCGTCATCTATGGCCAGACGCGACTGACCGGCAACCTGGTCTGGTATGGCGACTTCCAGGCGATCCCGGTGCAATCGTCGTCCGGCAATGGCGGCAAGGGCGGCGACAGCAATCACGGCACGACCAGCTACGACTACAAGGCCTCGTTCGTCTTCGGCCTGGGCGAGGGCACGCTGGGCGGGGTGGTAAATGTCTGGGCGTCCAAAGCCAAGAAGAGTTTCGCGGATTCCAGGCTCGGGTTCGCCAGCGGCGCGATCGGCCAGGCCGATTGGGGCTATCTCGACAGCAAGTTCCCGACCCAATCGCTGGGTTATTCCGGCCTGTCCTATGTCACCGGGATGGCCTACGACCTGGGCCAGTCGGCGCAGATGCCGAACCTGTCCTATGAGGTCACCGGCATCCTGTCGGGCGCGATCGGCAAGCCCGACGCCGATCCCGGCGCGGTGGTCCACGATGTCCTGACCAACCCGCTCTATGGCGTCGGCTTTCCCGCCGTCCGCACCGGCATCGACGGTTTTGCGGTTTTCACCGATTACTGCCTGGCCAACGGGCTGGTGATCTCCCCGGTGTTCAACACCCAGTCCGACGCCGCCAGCCAGCTGAACGCCATCGTCCAAAGCTGCAACGCGGAGTTCGTCTGGACCGGAACGGTGCTGACGATCGTGCCCTATGGCGACCAGACCGTGACCGCCAACGGCCACAGCTACACCGCACCGTCGGCGCCGCTGTTCAGCCTGACCGACGACGACTTCATCTGTGGCCAAGGCCAGGACCCGGTGCAGTGTTCGCGCACCCGCCCGTCGGACCAGATGAACGCGGTGAGGTTCGAGTTTCTGGACCGTGACCGCGCCTATAACGCCAATATCGTCGAGGCCAAAAACCAGGCGGCGATCGAGGCCTATGGGCTGCGCGGCGAACAGCCGGAATCGATGCATCATTTCTGCGACGCCGCCGCCGCCAAACTGGCGGCGACGCTGAAGCTGCAGCGCCAGTCGGTACGCAATATCTACACATTCACGCTGGGCTGGCGCTATTGCCTGCTCGACCCGATGGACATCGTCGAGATCACAGACGCCGGCCTTGGTGTTGACCAGCAATGGGTCCGCATCCAATCGCTGGAGGAGGACGAGAACGGCGATATCCAGGTGACGGCGGAGGAATATCTGGGCGGCGCCGGCAGCGCGCCGCTCTATGATTTCGAGCCGGGCTCACCCTACGACGTCGATTACAATGTCGCCCCCGGCGACGTGAACGCGCCGCTGATCTTCGAGCCGCCGCCGGTGATGCTCGCGGCGCGATCGGTTACCGCGCCGCAGATCATGATCGGCGCATCGGGCGGCGCGAACTGGGGCGGCTGCGAAGTCTGGCTATCGCTGGACAATACCACCTATAAGCGGATGGGTCGCATCACGGCCCCCGCCCGGTCCGGCACGCTTAGCGCGACGCTTGCATCACATGCCGATCCCGATACCGTGCACACGCTCTCGGTCGATCTCAGCACCAGCGGCGGGGTCCTGCATTCCGGCACCACGACGCCGGCGCATGCCGACGCCGATGCTTTCCGTACGCTTTGCTATGTCGACGGCGAGCTGATCGCCTATGACACCGCCACGCTGACCGGCACGAATCTCTACAACCTCACCTATCTGCGGCGCGGTGTTTATAGTTCGGACATCGAGGCGCACGCGGCAGGGACACAGTTCTGCCGCCTGGATGAGGCGGTCAGGTCGTTCGACCTGCCGATCACCCCGATCTCCTATGTCGGCCAGACGCTCTATCTGAAGTTCCCTGCTTTCAACATCTATGGCGGTGGTCAGCAGGAACTTTCGGATGTGTCGCCTTATAGCTACGTCCCCGGCGGCAGCGGCGTGTTCGTGTTTCCGCCGACCTCGGTCAGCTTCACCACCGGCGCCGAGCAGCAGGCTGACGGCACCTGGATATCATTCGGCGTCATCGCCTGGACGGCCTCGCAGGACCCTCTGTTCGACCAGTACGAGGTGCAATACCGGCTGCACACCGGGCCGGGCCAATGGATCAGCTGGCGCGGCGGCAAGGACACGACCAGCTTCCGGATCGCCCCGCTGAAGCCCAACACCGCCTATGACGTGCAGGTCCGCGCCGTGCGCACCACCGGTCCGTTCTATTCCGCCTGGGATCAGGCCTTGAATATCAGCAGCGTGGCCAAGACCACCGCGCCACCGGCGCCGACCCTACTCAACGTCAATGGCGGTTACCGCCAGATGTTCGTTAGCTGGACCGCCTCGGCCGAGAACGACATCGCCTATTACGAGGTCTGGCATTACGTAGCGACCGGTGCCACTCCGCCGAGCGGGGCGACGCTGATCGGCAAGGTCAACGGCACCAGCTTCATCGACGGATTTTTGGGCCTGTCGGACACGCGGTTTTATTGGATCAGGGCGGTCGACACTTCCGGGAATGTCAGCAGCTATCTCGGCCCTGGACACGATACCACGAACGCGGTCGATGCCGGCGATATTACCGGCACGATCATCGGAGCCCAGATCGCCGACGCCGCGATCACCGGTGACAAGATCGCCAACGACACGATCGACGTCACCAAGATCGCGACCGGCTATGGCTTGGCGGCCAGCTTTACCGGCGCGCATCTGCCGGCGACCGGAAACCTGGTCTACGAGGGCTCTCTGGTTATCTGGACCAACAACGGCAAGCTCTATCGATACACCAGCGGCGCCTGGACAACCGCCACCGATGGCGCCGACATCAACCCGGCCTCGATCGTGACGGCCGCTATCGCTGCCGGTGCGATCACGGCGCCGCTGATCGCCGGCGATGCCGTCACTGCCAGCAAGCTGTTCGTCGGCGACACGACGAACCTGGTCAACGATTCGATCTTCCAGGACATCGATACGAGCGATCCGACAGGCTGCTACTGGTCGATCCAGAATGTCGGCAGCCCAGTGATCGTCACCATGGGGCCGACGCCGGGGGCCGTGGCGATGGGCGCGGTCAATGGCGCGCAAGTCAATACGTCCAATATCCCGGCTGGGTCCAGCGTCAATTACGGCGTCAGAAGCCAGATGATCGCGGTGAAGCCCGGATTGAACTACCGGGCCAGTTGCTCGGCGATCGTGTCGGGCTCCGGCGTCAACAAAACCGCGACGCTCTTCATCCAGTGGTACGACAGCACAGGCACATTCATCTCGAATACGACTGGTACCGCCTATAGCTCGACCGATAATGGCGCCGATGGCAGCCTGTTCAGCAGCAGCGGCGGCGACACGATGCTGGTGGTCGGAACCGCGCCTGCCGGCGCGGCCTACGCCAGGCTATTTTGGGGCGTGCAAGGGGCGAGCTCCGGTGGCGCGGCCGGAACCGGCTCAGGTTGGCAGGCGACCCATATGCGGATGGAGCGCCAGACGGTAGGCACGCTGATCCAGGACGGTCAGATCACGACCGATCATATCGTGACCGGCGGCTTGGATGCCGGCGCCGGGGCGATCAAGGCGGGATCGATTACCGGCGACCGGATGGAGGCGAACTTCATCGACGGGCAGACGTTCGAAACGATCCATGGCAGCGGCGTCGGCTATATCGAGATCGACGGCAACGTTCACACTGTCACCAGCCATACCAACGGGCCGCGTTTCCGGGTCGTCGACGATGCCGGGCACGTGCGTGTGGAGGTCGGCCGGCGCCAGGATGCTTGGGGAATCTGGGTCTTCGATTCCTCAGGCAATCCGTTTTTCACGGAAGCCACCTTGGCGGACGGCGTCGTGGACACCGAGCATCTAGCCGCGCACGCGGTTACAATCCCCTACTCATTCACTCAATCCGGCAGTCGCACAATCGGTGGCAGCTGGACGGCGATCTGGTCGCAAATCATCACCCCGTCGGCGCCGTCCGCCACGCTGATCACGACCTTCTTCACAGGAACCTTTTCGGGCAGCGACCCGAGCGACGGCAACGCGTTCCGGATCGTCGTGGATGGCACGGTGATCGGGGGGATCGACGCGATCGGCGCAAACATCATCACCCTTTCGGCAGCTGCACATACGGTTGCCATCCAATGCCAGTCGACCGGCGCTGATAATTTCATCCTTTCCGACGGTTGCACCGCCACCATCCTTGTGTGCCAGAAATGATCGCCTACGCTCTCTGCGACGCCAACGGCGACGTGATCGCCTTCGTGAATGCTCCTGAAGCGCCGACAGCGCCGGACGGCGGCAGCATTTTGGTGATCGACGCGGTGCCGGCGAGCGGGCGGTGGTCCGCGAGTAACGGCGCTCTGGTCGCTTATGTCCCCTCGCTCGCTCAGAACCAGGCGTCCAAGGCGCAAGCTGCCACGGCGGTCTACGCCAGCCGCATCGCCGCCGGGTTTACTTGGTCCAGCGTCCTTTATCAGATCGATCCTGCCAGCCAGGCCAATATTTCCGCCATGGGCCTCATGGCGCTGGGCAGCGTCACCGATCCGGCGAACAGTCCTTGGCCATCCGGCTTCTATTGGGTCGCCGCCGACAACAGCCATGTCGCGATGGATGCCCCGGCGATGTATGCCTTCGGCCGCGCGGTCGGGGCCTATGTCAGCGCCTGCGTGCTGAAGCTGCGGGCGATCAAGGACGCGATCGCCGCTGCCGCCGACCAGGCCACGCTCGATGCGATCGATGTGACCGCCGGGTATCCGGCAGCGAGCGCCTGACCTTCGCGCCGGCCAGCCGGCGCCTTCTTCCGCCAAATCCGAGAGGACATCATGACCGATCCGACCTTTGCGGCCGGCGCGGGGAGCGCCGCCTATGCCCAGACAGCGACCGGCGTCGTGCTACTGACCACGCCGTTCTGGGCGGAGGCTCTCTATACCGTCAACATCGTCGCCGCGACCGTCGCCTCGCTGTGCGGCGCCATCGTCGGGCTGATCGGCGTGTGGCGGATCGTGCGCCAGAAGCGGGGCCAGCCATGATCGCCGCCGTCGCGATCGTCGCCGACTACATGGCGACGGAGGTGGACACGCTCGCCCGCACCCTGTGGGGCGAGGCGCGCGGCGAGGGCGAGGCCGGGATGATCGCCGTCGCGGCCGTGATCCGCAATCGCGTCGATCTCAGCGCCCGGCTGAGCGGCCAACACTGGTGGGGCCATGACTGGATAACCGTTTGCCGCGCCCGCGGCCAGTTCGCCAGCTGGAACCCGGGCGATCCGAACCGCGCCAAACTCCTGACGGTCACGGATACCGACCCGGAATTCCGCCTGGCCAAGCGCATCGCCGCCGACGCCATCGCCGGCCGCATCGAGGACCCGACCTTTGGCGCCACCGCCTACCGCGCCGCCGACCGGCCCTGGCCTTACAGCTGGGGCCATTTCCGCCTGCCCTTGGTCGAGATCGGCCGGCACGCTTTCTACAACTTCGCCAAGGAGCCGTGAGCATGGACGAGACGCCTGGTACAGCCATGCCGCCCGGACGGCGCAACATCCGGGCCGACGTGCTGGCCTATGCCGCCATCGGCGGCCTGATCAGCCTGATCTGGGCCTTGCTGGTGCGGCAGATCCCGGAAGGCTCGACGCGGGACATATTGCTGATCCTGTCGGGCGCCTTGGTGGCGATCGTGAAGGACGTCTACGGGTTCGAGTTCGGGTCGTCGCGCGGCAGCGAGGTGAAGACGGAGCAGCTGGGGCAGCTTATGAACGGATCGAAGCTGCCCGGCACCGACCCGCCTAATTGACCTGAAACACCGTCCCCGCGCCGGACGCCCCGCCAGTGGATGTCGTCCCATATAGCATTGCGGACACCAGGATCACGCCCCCTTGCGGGCCGCTCCCGTCCGGCTTGCCGGCGAAGCTGTGGATCACGGCCTCGGTCCAACGGCTTGCCGCGCTCGCCGGCGTCAGGCGAAAGACAGTCCCATCGGAGACCGCGCCACCGGATGGAGTCGTCCCGAACAGCATGCCGGCCGCGTTGAAGGCGAGGCGGCCGGTAGCCGGGGCCTGCCCGTCCTTGCCGCCTTTGAAGGCATAGAGCGTCGCGTCGGCCCATGCAGTCGAATGGGCTGCAGGCGGGGTCAGCTTGAAGACTGTGCCGCATCCAAAACCACAGCCATTTCCGGTCCCGTAGAGAGTCGTGCCGTACAGCGCGCCGTTCGCATCCGTGACGAGGTCGGAGCTGGGATAGGCGCCGTCCGACACCGATCGGCAAGGGCGAGCTTCGCCGAAGCGGATTTTCACATCAAGTACAAGCAGTAATCGGAGCAGAGGATGTCGTGGTCTGTTCAGATATTCAGGCTTGTTTCGAACCGGGCAGATCCCGGCCTCTTCTGTGGCAAGGATGAGCTCACTCTAGGTGGGATTCCACTGCTGACCGGAACGAGATCTGATCTCAGGCCTCGCCCACTGGCTGATCTTCAGCAGGTGCTTGACGCCGCCTACGGCGACGATGCTGCGATCGACGCTGTTGCCCGGTTGCCATGTCTTCAGTCCATCGCACGTGCTCTCAATGCCGGCGACCTGTCCTATGCGGCAATGCTGAGCTTGATGCTCCGCTTGCCGGACATCGACCAAATCGGGATGTCGCGACTTCGCCTGGCGGCCGATGGGTCTGTCGCAAAATACGACGATGAGGAAACGCGTGACCGACGGGGCCGATGGAGCAGTGGCAGTGGCCAAAGTTCGCAGACAGCACCGGAGCAAAGGCCACAGAACAGCCCGCAAAACACAAACACCACCAGCGGGACCGCCACTCAATCGACAGGGCGATGGCCCGACAAACATCGGGAAAAATCGAGTATTGCGCCAGTTCAGGCAGTGATCCCGTGGCCGCTGCTACCGCCGATGTACGGCGGAGCCACATCGCCAAAACCGAAAGACGACGATCTCTTCCCGCCGTTTCTTCCAGATACCAGTGCGGGGTCGCATGGCCCAAATACGAGTGTGGGTTCGCAAGCGAATAGCGGCGCAACAACCGATGCTTCCGCTAGCAGCGACAACAAACCTCGATCCTGTCCAGATTCGAGCTACGAGCCGGGCTCAGACAAAAGAACGCGCGAGCAGCTTCTTTATCAGGCGCAGATCAATGGGTTACCATTAGGATACCACGTCATGCTCAACGGCGTCGGGTATGATGGTTGCCGGGAAAGCGATAATACGATGTTGGAGGCGAAACATATCGCCCCATGGTTTATTTATATACCTGATGACGAGTTCAAGACGATGAACGAATATGAAGACATAAAGAATCAGGGTTTCCGACAGAATAGTTCATCCGGAAGAAGAAAAATAGAATGGCATTTCGACGATCCTCAAGTAGCAAATTACTGGCGGAACGAATTCGCGAAGCTAAATTATACAAATATTACCGTCTACTACACGGCTTATAACTCACTTTATGATACCGATATAAATAAGATGGTGTCACTTACTATAGCCTTAGATACTTTCCGGAAAGGCGTTCGTAATGGGCTGGGCGATTTACCTTCAATCATTTGAAAACAAGAATGTGTCGCGATTTAACCGATCCGTCGTTTGGGATATATTCGGACCCAAGGCGCGTCAAACTCCGGAAGGTTGGGGGTTGATGTATGGCAATCGAAATGGCGGCGTGCTTTTTCTCGAGGATGATGAGTTCGTTGGCGGATGCGCCGTAAGACGTCCGTCGGATGACGCTATCAGGGACCTTTACCGGGTCGCAGAGCGAGTCCGATCAACCATCAACGTCAATGATTCCTTCTTTGTGGCTGATGCCGCGTTTCTCGCCGACATTCCGGACTGGCTGACAAGCGCACTGCCGAGGCCACCCAGGGTTGTGCTCAACGCGAACGATCTCCTCGAAGGCATCGGGGGATCATGATGGTCAACATCGACGAAGTGTTCGATTAGCAGCCGCAGGCATCACACCCGCCCCATCACCGCCCCAAACAACTCAATGCACCGCCAGGCCCGCTCCAGCGGCAATCCGCCCGTCAGCGGCTGGACGATCGGCATATAGTCCGCCGTCGCCGCCCTGATCCGCGCCAGCGACTGGTCCGGGGTCAGTATCTCGTACACGCCGGTGGCGCGCAGCGCGTCGATCGAATCGCTGGCGTTGGAAAACACGCGCTCCACGCCGGTGCGGCGCCAGCTGGAATATTGCTGGGATTCCTTGAGGAAATAGGGGCCGAGTTCGGCCCAGGCCGCGTCCGGGTTCTCGTCGATGAACCAGAGCTGCATCTCGCGCTGGACGATGATTTCGCCGGTCTGCCGCTTCAGGCGGTCCGGCGGCGCCGACGCCTGAGACCGAATATGGCCGCCACGCCGGAGGCCAG